TGAGAACACCTATAGAATTTGGCAATCTGTTCATGTGCGTCATGCTTGGCGCTGGCGGGAATTCTCACAACCAAGAATGAACAGTGCTCTAGCTTTGAATTTGATCCTAAAAGCAGAGGACATGCTAAGAGTGGAAAAGGAATAACCCTTCGTTTGCTTAGGACTTTAACAACAAGTAGAATTGGTTCCATACCAAGCGAGGAACAGATGCAAACCAAAGACCTTTCTCATCTTCACGCAATTGAACTGCGCCTATCTAACGAGCGCATCCGTCTGAGCCAAGCAAAGACTGAACAAGAAAGACAACTGCGTAAAGTGTGGGTTGAGCAGACGGAAAAGGAACTTGATGCCGAATATAGGTTTCTTGGCATTGAGAAGCCTGCGGAAATGTCGCTTGAAGACATTTTCCATGAAATGGATCATTTGGGGCTGTAAGTGAAGGAAGTCTCAATCTACTACATTGAAGGCATCAAAGAAGGTCGAGCAATGTTCAACGAATACGGCATGGAATTTGCCGAGGAAGAACTGGCTAATCTAGAATCCACAATCAAACGTGGCTTTGATGCATCCTCCCCTGTAGGACAAATGTTGCGAGGTGAGCGGGATTTCTGGAAGAATCAATTGAAGATTGCAAAGGGCAAGAAATGAACAAAGATCAAGCTACCAAGGAAGCAAAAGCCCTTAACGCTTTCAAACGCAAGACAATGCAGCGCTGCGGAGTATGCAACGGGACAGGCTACCAATGGGCTCCGTTGCATGGCGATGCTAATCTAGGGTATGTAAGGACTGATAAATGCCATAATTGCAATGGAAAAGGGAAAGAGAATGTCACAACGTAAATTCCCAATTGGCTGCAAGATCGTAAACATTCGTCCAGGCGCTGGGGCAAGAGCAGCCTTCGTGTATGCGCATCTTGTGGACGAGAAAAACAATCTATTGATGTCTGCTACTCTAGAGTATATCAACGATGCGCTTAAGAGTGCTAAAATGATTTCTCAAAAGGAATTTGAAGAGGCATACGATAGACAATATCTTACAGGGGAGTAATCATGTCTGAACGGCTTTCGCCGAAGGCTTATTCGTCCGGGTGGGACGCAAGATGGCTAGTCGGCTCCAAGATTATCGAGGCAGCAAGGAATGGGCAGACATTGACAGCCGAAGAATGCGAAGAAAGCAAGAATCCTTATAAGGAATTCACACAACAATCGTTTGCTTGGCTTGCAGGGTATAGATCTGCCTCCGAAGTGATTCTAGGGCTGAAATGGCCTAATATTGCCAATGAAACAAAGAAACTTGGATGAGCATTGCACGAAAGACAGGCGTAGCTACAAAGATAGTGTGTAGGCAGCGCCGGATACAGTGGAAGAGTCATCTTCGACATTTTCGAGGAAGTCATTACGGAATGCGCTCGCGAATGAGAAACAGAATGGATTGTTGGAAGAATAATCCTTCAGTTTGATTGGCTATTGACAAAGGCCGAGAAAGGCGTATGATTGCTTCCATGTCAACCAAGTTGGAATATTTCATGATTATTCTTATGCTCCTTGCTAGTATGGCTGTTTTCTGCGTAATTGGATGGATTTTCTGTCGAGCTGAAGCCGAGGACACTGGCAAGGGCTCACGCTGGGACTATGGATCATCTATTGCACAAGGGAAGGACGAAGCAGTAAGCAATAGCCCTAGAGAAAACTAGGGCATTGACAAGCCTTAGATTTCTCGCTTAGAATGGCTTCACACAGCTACTAACGGAGCACAGAATGAAAACCTCTCTGATTTTCTCCCTGGCAACGAAGAATCTCCAAGCCTGCGATGATGAAGACAGAAAGGCTAATGCTCTTCGTTGTCTTGAAGATGCATACATTCTGTTTGATTTGGCACGATATGAGGATGCATGCAATAGGTGTATTACTTCGCTTAAGTATAGCGTAGGGGTCTTTCATCCCGACTACGCTAAGGCATATGCTGAATTTGTGGCAGGAGAGTAACCATGAACACTACTCCTAAAGATAAATCCCCAACGGAAATGATGCTGTCTCCCGAAGAATGGGACACTGTACGGAGTGAATGCGGACAGGCTAGGGCTACATATCTTCCTCGCTTTTCGTGGCAACCTATCGACCATGTGTCCTCTCTTACTTGGATAACGTATCAGGAAGGCACGGCAGGGCGTCACTTCGCTACACTCGGGGATGCTGTTGAATTCCTTCGCAGCAAGGGGTTTAGCTTTGACCTGAGTTAATCAGGGAAATCCCCTAGAACATAAAGCCTTACAGACTGAAGGGGCTTGCGCAAGCTTGCGTTTCTGAAGCATAATTGCTCCATCGACAACGCAACGGAGCAAACGACATGACCGCAATCTCTCACCTGCTGAACGGCTGCAAGAATCGCTCTAGCCTGCAAGCTGGCGACCGTCCCCGTAGCAAGTTTGAAGATTTCCGTTCCAGCCCGCTCCAGTGCAAGCAATGCCTGAAAAGCAAGCAATTCTCTTTGCTGCTCAAGCGTGCCCAGCAAGCCGAATCCCTGGCGAACGACTACGGCGAATGGGAGCCAGAAGACCCGGAAGTTGCCGAAGCACGAGAACAAGAAATTCTCAAGCGAATTCGGGACAAGAAATAAGAACAGCCCGCAAGGGCTATCCCTAATTCACATCCCCGTCCCTATGGCTTAGGCTATGGGGACATTTTGCATTTCAGAAAGGAAACAACATTGACAATATATCTTCTCAAGAAAAAGAGCGTAGCCCACATTTGGAAAGATACAGACACATCTTGCAAAATGTGGAGCACGGGAGGTCTAAACCAAACAGCAGCGTGGATTGTCACAGACGACAAAGGCGAAGCCTCAGTGTGCATGAATTGTCTGAGAGAGCAAAGAAAGCCTACCCGATGGTACACAGAGACAGCAGAAGAACGCCTAGAACGGTATAAAGCCATCTGGCAGGCATTCAAACAACATCCCGACTACTTGTCACCAGCGGAAGTGAAAGAATACGAAGAAATGCTCTCAGAAAGCGGAACTGACGCAGGACGTACAGAATGACTCTCTCACAGCAGCAAATCAAAGCAAGGGAAGAATTTGACTTAGAAAAGGCTATGTCAAGTCTTCCGGCCTTGGATGCCTATATTCCACCTCCAAAAGACCACGACAGCATTCGTCTAAGGGAATATCTGAAATCAGACATTTCCGATGATCTTCTACGGGAGTTTGCTACAACAGAGCTAAAGGCGGAAAGACTTAGTAAAAATTACTTGAATGCTCTACGCATCATCCTTGGAAACAAGGCACATGCCGAAAAGAACGAATACAAACTCCAGCTAAACACTCGAACATCTTTCGCCAGCCAAAGGACAATGAGAACAATTCTAGGCCAAATGTTTGCAGCGGGCTTACTAACACAAGAGCCTAGGTATCTTGGCAATGGACGTATACAGGATGTCTACTTCTATGAGACATTCACTCCTACGCAATCGATGCGGGAAAACGATCCAATGGCAGCGGAAGTATATGCAGCTATGTGCAGAAGGAGAGAGAAAGAAGCAATCTACGCGGATGACAGTCTCGACCTTGATGCATGGATCGATGACATCCCATACTAGGGAAAACACTTAGACTATCGTCAATGAAGTCTCTTAACGACTCAGTTAAAGGGTTGTACAATGGAAGATTTGAGTTCCTTAACGACGCAGTTATAGATAGAATTTATCTATAGCAATAACTAAGTAATAACCCTTAGATTATAATTGTGTCTGCAACTCAGGGAAAACGATCTAACGATCCTCTTCCCTTCAAACATGGCGACACGAGCGTAACTAAAGCAATCCCTAACAAACAATAATCATTGCATTAATTGATTCGCTATCACTCATCAATTAATTATTTATATGTCTCTAGACACTCATTATCATTCGTGCTAGAGAATGCCATCAATGACATAGGCTAACGCCTAGTCCTCTCTGGCATTGCATATAGGTTGTCTGGCAATGAATAAAACAATTCTCTCAGAAAAGCAAGACCAGAATAAAATTACTCAATTTATTGTTGTGACAATACAACTAATTGAATAAATCTATTCAGGTAAGCCTAAACATAAAAATAAACAAATTGACATAGAAGCCGGCTATCGCCGGCTTTGTTGTTTTAGCCCTATAAAGTTGTCTATAGGGATAATTACCTATAGGCATTGTTTTGTTGTGGCAATGAGCGATCGAGCGAAGGAAAAATCTGTGAGGGCGTATAGCCCGAATAGTTTTTCTGTAGCGAGAGAGCGTCTATAGCAAAGCTTAATTGCTTTATTTCTTGTTGTGTGCTAAGTGTTTTATATGAGCGATGAGACAAAGCACGTAGTGGTTTGGCGAATGCGCCTAATAGTAATAATAAATTGATGAAGCTAAACAAATTGATGGCGGGATGCATCCCGCATATAGCGAACAACAACGAAAGCCCCATTCCTTACTAGGATATGGGGTTATTCTTTGCCAAATGAATTATTTTTACATATCAAGCATTCCTGATAGCTTGTTTGTATCGTTTAATGACACGACTAACTGTTGAAGCATACCATTTGCCATGTGAATTAGTGGAAACACTTAGTTCGTTGAATTCGTCTGCAATCTGCTGGTATGTCATGCCTTGTTGTGCCTTCGTCACTAGCCTAGGGCCTAGCTTCATAGCCCATGCATCGGCTGCATCCGCCTTTGCCTTGCCCTGTGTAGCGATAGCCTTTTGTTTGGTGATTTGTGGGTTTGCTTGAGCATGGTAGCCCAGCGGTTCACCTCGTGCTTTCTTTGCTGCAAGCGCTTGCTTTGTTCGTTGACTAATCAATGATCGTTCTTTTTCAGCAAAAACAGCTTTGATATGCAGCATCATAGGGTCTACGTCCAACCCGTCCTCAGCAGAGACAAACCTTACCTTTTTGTTGTTCATCAATGAGGCGATGAACTCAACGGATCGTGATAGCCGATCAAGCTTGCTCACCAAGAGGACAGCTTTGGTCTGTTGGCAGTGAGCTATAGCCCGTTGCAAATCCTGTCGCTGCTCTTCCATCCCCTGTTTGCCAGTCTCGACGTCCAAGTAAGAAGCAATGAGCGTCAAGCCTTCACGAGCACAGAATGCCTCAATAGCTGCCTGCTGTGCCTCTAGTCCGTTCTTGTTCCTGGCTTGCTCTTGCGTGCTAACACGCCGATAGGCGATGACATCCATAGCGACCTCTCGCAGAGTTACGATGTCGTTATCTTATGGCAACGACCATTGCCAAAGCGCAATGACCCTAGAGCCGGCAGTGTCATCGAGCGAAAGTCCTTGACGATTCGGGCCGAAACATGGTAAGATATTTTGCCGGCTTAATTGTCTGGAGAAAAAGCACGCCGGCCGCGTTAAGCACCACTTGAGCCCCACAAGGATATTTTCCATCCCTGCCCTACAAAATCGTCTTCACAACACAATCTTTCCTTATATTTTTTTTTTGATTTTCCAAAACAAAAAGCCAGAGAGCTACATGCCCCCTGGCTTTCTTCATTTCTTCCATTTATCTCTAATTTTACGTAAGACAACGATAGTTATCATGCCTGTCCTTAGCTCTCTTGCATATTGCAGAGCTAGCATCTTGTCAAGAGGCGCAGGAATGTCTGTCTCAAGATAGGTAAGTATAAACCCTATACGTAAGAAGTCATCATCGCTAGGGAACACTTCCCCACCCTCTTTCTTGCTGCCCTTCTCGTTTGCCATGATGCCCTCTTTGGTAAAGATGGGCAATGCTACATTAAGGATGAGCACACTGCAAGGCTTAAGTCCTTACGAGTTTCAGGATGAGTTTACAAATAAAGAAAAGTGCAATCCACGGAAGAAGAGGGAGACAGCAGCAAAGTAGGATCATTACCAGCCCTACAGTTGCAGAGCTGTCCCCTCCGTACATTCCTCTATGCCTCATGTCTTTGCCACACAGCGAGTGATAACACTCATATCCCTAGGAGGGATCATGTGTTGGAGGACAAGTTGTTCCGCAGCATGGCAAGCCTCAGCAGAAGCAAATTCCTGCATAGCGTATGTCGGGCCAGTGTTGCCCCACGTAGCGATGATGAGAATGAAGGCTGTAGTAGACATAGGGTTTCTCCTAAAAGGAGGATTGTTAAGGTAGGAGAAGACTACGCTTATGCCCAATCTTTGTCAACATAAATCTCCCTCTTAACTTTATGGGTTACGGCACATTTCTTGCATACGTCCAACTCCATTCAAGTTTGATTTCTTCATCAAGAAGTTTACACAAGGCAAGATAGCCTTGTTCACTTAACGGCACATGTTTTAAATCTAGTAATCCATGATCCTCAAGATACTGATTATAAGATAATCCCTTAGACCAATAGTTGACTTCAAATGTAGTCCAAAAACTCATCACTTTTCCCAAGGAAGTTTGTCATAAGGGTCTGCCCCTAGAATACTGCAAAGCTGCTCGTAGTTTTTAAACGACATTCCCTCTGTTGTGCTTGTTTGCACAAAATTTGCTTTTTGGCTTTCAAGCATGTCTGAGTCATCGTCAATGATTGCATATGCTTCAATGTTATGTTCCGTGTTATCAAGCCATTCTTGAATCTCTTTTCCACGGATGCCGTCCCAATCCACGCCTGTCTTATCAATAACCTCTGTTCCTAGGAAGTCAGTGAATTCCTTAACTGTGTGGCTGAACCTCCACGAAGAGGACATGACAATTTGTGTGTTTGTGAGGTAACAGACGCGACGGATGAGCGTGATAGCATCCTCATCAAATAAATGACGCTCACTTAATTCCATAGGATAACCACCCCGAGCTAGCGCGATTCGTCCGTTATTCAATACGCCATCAATGTCTAGAAACAATACTTTCATTTCTTCTTGAACCTCGCAATAAAGTTTGTCAGCATCGTGGACAGATTATGCCTGACATTTTCTCTAGCCGTTCTTTCAGCCATTTCGAAACAATCTCGGAGTCCTTGAAGATATCCTTGCTCGTATTCAGTCATTACTTACCCTCTTTCTTTAAGAGATAGCTATTACTGATTGCCTTGAAGCTAAAGCCTGTCTTGTTACTTTTGAACACGACACCTTCTCGTTTTACGCCTTGATTCATCCCCGGGCCTTCTGCAAAAGATAGAATTCCGTCAACAAGTTTTCGAGGGTCGGAGAAGTCTGCCCCAGCACCAAAATCAACTATCATAGCCTCTTCCCGAAGTACGGGGACATACTTCCATCCCATATTTGCTACGAACCTCCGTGCTTGAGCGGGAAGCATGTATTCTTGTTTGTCAATATCATAGACATCAAATACATGATATTCAAAATCCTTTACTTGCTCGTGATTACCTTGGATACTCGGAGCAATCAGCTCCCCTTGAACAGCAACATTAAGACCTGAAGAATAGCACCAATTTTCTAGTTGTTTGAGAAGATCATGTTCTCGGGCATACTTTGAGAAATGGTTGTCATCTTGAATGTCTAGTTGAATATTTCGTGAGCATACGCCGTCAAAGAACGAGGGAGGGTTATTAAAACCTAGATTGGTCTTAATCTTGTGCCAAAGCTTCTTCCAACCCTTTAGTTTATTTTCTTGGCGTCGGAGAATATCTTGTGCGATTTCATCATAGTATTTACTATTTGGGCGGACATGGAACAGAGTCATTGAAGAGCCATCTAGCTTGATAGTAACTTCAAATGTTTCATCTTTGTGATTTTCAAGTTGATTCATGTAGTTCTGAATCCGTTCTTGATCCGTCTTTTGGATGAATGACGGGAAAGACTTTCCGCTTCCGAAATGGCGATTTGGGCCGTTACTTTGACGCTCTTCCTCATGTTCCCACTTCTCAATTTTTAGCTGTTCAGTAACGTCATCACCTTCCTGCCACACTTTGTTTGTCAACTCGGGGAAACTACTAATAGCTAGAATTAAGCCTTGGCTAAGTTGCTTACGCAGCTTGATAGTCTTTAGACGCATGCCTCGCTTTGTTCCCCAATTGACAAAGCGCTCATTAAATGTCTCAAAAGCTGGGTTGGAAGAGTCTAGCCAAGAATCAATTTCAAAGTATACAGCAAGATCACCTACTTTAAATTCGCCCTTTTTGACTACAACTGTCCATCCTAAAATATCTGCCGCTTCAATTGCGTCAGCACCAGGAATTGGACGGATAGCACTTACTTTTTGAATGGATGCTAGTTTACGGTTCAATGTGTCCTCCGAAGAATGTCATAAATTGTTGGCATGTTCTTTGCTTGTGATGCTTTCATGCCAATCAAGAAATTATAGAAACGTCCTGTCTCAACTTGTTCTCGTGTTCCTGTGCCAAGGTCTTCTACAAGATCACCGTATTGGATGGGCTCATCGTCTGGAACAGATACAAACTTTGGTTGTGTCTTCATAAGCTGCGGTACACCTTTCTTTCGTTGGTAGATATCAGTGATAACCCTTAGATGCTCAATATTCGTCAAGTCGGCCATATTTCTCCAAGAATGATTGTTGCAATAGCTCGGGGCCTACATAGGCATATTCTACAAAATCATGAAATTCCAAGCCTCTACTAGCAAAGATAGGAGTAAGGGCAAACCCTATTGTTTCAGAGCAATCAATTAGACTTGTGATTGCTTCGTTCATTTTCTACAAGAGCGTCGGGAGTGAAATAATCGCAGCTATTGTCTTCCTCTAGAGGCTCAATAACGAAATAACTTTGGCGCCAAGGGTTTGCTGTAGCTGTATGGCGGTAGCACTCTTCTTTCTTTGGGCAAGAGTTTCCATAGCACATTGTGATGTCGGGCATTGCTTCCTTTCTTAGAAATGAGAAGAATAAAAGTTGGCTTCTATAAAAGAGAAAGCCCCATGCCTTTCGACATGGGGCTTCATTTGAGACAACCTACTCCTTTGCGGGGAGGCTCAATGATGATCTATCAATCTTCTGATGTCAAGCCTGGAGCAAGGTCTTGTTCATCATCGTTTTCACTATAAGGAGTTGCCCTAGAGTCTCGTTCACGTTGTGCCCGGATTTCTTCACGTCGCTTCCAGCGAGCCATGAAGTCATTAGCGTCTAGCCAGAAGTCTTTGCCACCAATGAGGTCTTCAATTTCATCTTGTGTTAGGAAGTCTTGATAAACTTCTTGGAGTTGGCTACATAGGTAGCGAGCATCAAAGGCAGCTTGCCGGATGACATCGCTTGTCTTGCCCCATACACCAAAGCTGCCGTTGTGCACCAAACAGGAGAATCCTGGGCTCACAGTGATTTCATCTGCCGCTAGAAGGATGACGCTTCCGCTGCTGTGGCATCCACCGGAAGCACGGACAACAACCTTGGCAGGACATTCACGCATATATTGCAGGAATGTGTCTGTGGCGTCAACAGAGCCCCCGTTAGTTGAAAGGTGAATGACAACAAAGTCGTTCTCTCCTGCTTCCTCTAGAGCATCAATAGCGTCAATGAACTGCTCTGCTTCGTCAATCTGACCAAATAGGTAGATATCATACTTCGTTGCTGGGGCAGGACTGCGCTTTACACGAAATGGTTCTACGCCGAAGAATCCCCGGGCCATTTGTTTTTCATCTTGGGTTTGTTGCATACGCATGGGGTATCCTTAGTTGTTGTGGTACATTTTGACAAATGCTCGGGTTAGTCCTGAGCGGACGACATCATCAGGGGTGAATTTGACAATGCCAATTTGAGAATCAAGAGCGTCAATATCTTCTTGGTCAAGATATTCAGGATGTGTCTGAAGCATTCGCTCAACAAGCCTTACTGTGGTTTTTAGGCCACTTTCACAGCGAAGATCGTTTTGCTTTTCATCGCCAGTGAAGATCATTTGGCATCCATCCCCTAGACGAGTGAACATCATTTCAAACTCGGAATGATCTAGGTTTTGAGCTTCCTCGCAGACTACTACGCAATTCTCAAAGCTTCGTCCACGAAGATATTCAACGGGAAGCATTTCAATGATCTTTTTTTCTAGGCAATACTTGGTAAAACCAACTCCTAGAAACTTCTCAATGTGAGCGACTGTTTGAGCGAAATACGGCGCTAATTTCTCGTCTACTGTGCCAGGAAGCAAGCCAATGGTTTTCCCTACAGCAACAGCCGGCCGAGTTAGGTATACTTTTTCTGTGCGCTTACCCTTTAAAAGGGTTGCTACTCTATAGGCAGTTAGAAGAGATTTACCTGTGCCAGCAGAGCCGGTAAGTAGAACAATTGGCGTATCGTCGTTTAATAGGCGCAGTGCTGTTTTTTGACTCTGTGTCTTCGCATCCAAGCGAATAGTTTGATTGGGAGGGACGTATTGGCTTTGTGCTTCTACGTTTGCTACTTCTTGTTGTAGCATCTTTTCTCGCCGTGTAGGGCGAGCAGTACGATTATTCTTTCGACCCAAGGATAACCTCCCTGTCCTAAGCTATCATTGAAAGATAGCGGGTTGTTTCTTAATTTCTTGAAGACGCCTACGGCCATATTTGGCTAGAATCATATGGTCGGGCGTAGCGTTGTCTGGAACATCCCCCGTCCAAAAGGAATCTAGGAGACTTGCAAGAAATTTAACCTGTGCTTCGGCTTCCAAAGCCCTTTGTTTCATTGTGAGGGGTGTGTCTGACATTATTCTGCCTCTTGCTCTGCCTTCTTAGCAGCCTTTGAAGCCCTTGCTTTTGCTAGAATTTCAGATCGTGAAGGCTTGTCAGGGTCAACAATTTCTTCGTCGCGGAACATTTCCACTTCAAATAGCCAGCCAATATGTCGTGCAGGATTGTTTTTGTTCAGTTCCCATCCAAGTTTTTGATGGTCGTTGATAAATTGAACGAATTCACCAATCTCAGGGGAAACCACTAGTTTGCTTACTTTCATTTATTCTTCTTCGTTTGCTTGTTTGAGTTGTTCTGTGAGGTCTAGGCGCTTTAGGAATTCTTCTAGGTCTACGTAGCCTTCGTCTTCATCCCATTCGCCTTCCTCATCTGAGTTTCGAGGAGTAGGCATAAATAATCCGTTAGTTAGGATATGGAAAGTGTAGCATGCAGGGGCCATATTGTCAATATTTCTCACAGATGAGAATGCCCCCTTGACAAATGTAAGAGTTTATGTTAGAATTTTAATAATTAATCAAGGAAAACAAGAAATATGGCGAACGGGAAACCAGGCCGGCCACGTAAAGACCCGGCATTACTAGAAGAACAATCAAAGAGTTTCCTTCATAGCGACCTTGAAATGAAGGAACTGAAAAAGGTTTTGAAGGAACTTGGAAAGCAAGCAAAGCCAGCTATTGAACAGCTTGCAAAGCTTATGCTTAGTGAGGACGAGTCCATTTCTTTCAAGGCAACAAGCAAACTACTTGAAATGCAAGTAGAGTTGTCCAAGGTTATCAGTAACGATCAACTGCAACGGTTGATTGCTGAAATTAAGCTGAATAATCAAAATCGCCAGCTTGCACAGTTGGGCAGTGATGAGGGTAAGTCCCTATTTCCTGTGGTGGACTTCACAAAGGTTCATCCGATACAATGAGAAGAAAAGTATCAAAAGAAGACGCTCTAGCGTCCATGCTTCGGTTTGTGAGTGAACACGGAAGATATCCGACTAGATACGAGTGTAATGAAATTGATTATCTACACGATGTAAAGACTTATTTCAAGGTCTTAGGGCCTATGAGAAGTCTTACATTATTGGAGGATATTTACGCCGAGTCTCCTGCAAGGTGCTCTCATTGCAATACAGTCCTTCCTTATGAAAAGCGAAAAAACAAGTTTTGCAATCAGAGTTGTGCAGCAAAAGAGCATAACCCATTAAGAATTTCTCGTAAAACTGCTTGTGATCCCCTACCTAATTGTTTATATTGTGGTAATGTACTTAAAAAGAGGGGTAGACACTATTGTTCCCATAAGTGTCAACAAGCTAAGGCTCTAAAAATTGCAATTGACGGCTGGTTGGCGAATGAGGTTGTTCCTAAGACATCAAAGGCACTCAAACACTTAGTGGAAGAAATACACGGGCACAAGTGCTCTTGTTGTGGAATTACGGAGTGGCAAAATAAGTCAATTGTGTTTGACCTTGAACACAAGGACGGGAACAGTGAAAACAATTCGCCAGATAATGTTTGCTTGCTCTGTCCAAACTGCCATTCTCAGACAAGCACTTACAAGGGTAAAAATAAAGGTAACGGTAGGCACTCTCGTAGGTTAAGATATGCCGAGGGAAAAAGTTACTGATTTTCACCAAACAATGCGGGATTGGTATAGGGGTTGTGCCTTAGCCTTCCAAGCTAATGAGGCGAGTTCGAGACTCGCATCCCGCTCCATGAGCAGCGAAAGCTGGATTCCCTGCCCGCTTGTAGGTACGCCTACCGGACTTGGAGGGAAACAGAGGAAGTCGTGTCGCCACTGTAAAAGGCGCACCATTATTCCGCACAATCCGAGCAAGGCGCATGGACGGGACTGTTAATCCCTGGTTAGGTTGGATCGTTGCCAACGTGCGGAGCCATGAACAATTCAGAAAGTAGCTCAGGCGGAAGAGCGCTTGCTTTGGGAGCATGAGGCCGAGATTTCTAAATTCTCCTTTCTGACCAATAACAAAAACAATGGCCGCCTTCGGGCGGCTTTCTTATTTTTGAGAAAAGGGCTAATTGATGACTAAAATCTTCGGGCCTGCCTCAGAGAAGCAGCGCCTTTTCTTAATGGATAACGAAACTGACGTAATCCTACTCGGTGGTTAACATAACTGCTTCCGAGAATAAATATTCAACTCTCTAATTGCTGGAACCTCTCTTTGAGACAATCAGCAGCGAAGCTACCGCAAGGTAGAACGTTCAACGACTAGCCTTGCGGCGTACACTCAAGTGAGTGGAAACGGGAGTCTCCTTTTAGGATGAAGATATAGTCTGATCTGCATGGCGACATGCAGCGGCCTCTCACGAGGCGGGACGGGAATTAACGACCCCTGTCTGAACATAAATCGGTGCTGGTGGGGGAAAGGCTCAAGCTCATGGTGAGCTTGTCTTAACGCCCTCTGGTTACAAAAAGGTTGAAGAAATCGCGGTAGGAGATAAAGTCTCTACTCCAGATGGCAATTATCAAGTAGTAACTCATGTGTGGCCTCAAGGAATTGTAGACATTTATCGCGTCACATTTCAAGATGGAAGATCAATTCGCGTATGTGGAAATCATCTTTGGGAACACCACTTTGCACGAAAAGGTGAAGTGTCTAAACGGGTATCGTCTACATTACAAATGTTGGACTACATGGAAAAAGGCCGTAGGCTGATTATCCCACTTTGCCAACCAGTTTCATTTGATATCGTTAATGAGCCTCTTCCAATTGCGCCATACACATTTGGAGCACTTCTTGGGGATGGTCATTTCCCAAGACGCGGAAATCCCCATCTAACTTGTCTTGATGTTGAAATTGTCAATAGAATTGTTGACGAAGGTTACGAAGTCTCTGAGCCGATTGATAAGGTAGGGACTGAAGCAAAAACTTACAAGATTAAGGATGTAAGTGATTCAGTCAAAAGCCTTGGACTTTATCATACTCTATCTGATAGAAAATTTATTCCCGAGGTTTATAAAAAAGCATCCATCAAAGATAGGTTCGCACTTATTCAGGGGCTTATGGATACGGACGGATATGCTGAATCTAGTGGTAAAACTTACTACTACACAATTTCTTCTGACCTCGCTCAAGACATAAAAGAAATTCTTTTCAGTCTTGGATTTGGTGTCACTGTTACTAAGAAAAAAGCGGGATATAAGAAGAACGGGGTTCGGATTGAATGTTCAGACGTGTACTGTCTTTACATTCGTGGAAACAACCAACCTGAACTTTTCTCATTACCGAGAAAAAAGGAACGTTGTAAAATTAAGTCTGCTGGGCTAAGAGTTGAGTCAATTGTATACGACGGCAAGGACTATGCAACCTGTATCAGCATTACAGGAAACGATAAGTTATATCTTGCTACCGACTGTCTTGTAACGCACAATAGTTTTACGTGTCTTACCAAAAACCTAGACGGTCTAAATGACCCATATTTCCGCTGTACGATCTTTCGCCGCTATCAGCCTGAGCTAAAACGTCAGGGCGGTTTGATTGACGAAAGCCAGCCTATTTATCGATCTTTCGGCGGCATCTATAAAAAGCAGCCGATGCAATGGATTTTTCCATCTGGAGCGCAAGTCTCATTCAACGCTATTGCTACAGACGACGATTTAGGTTCGTGGCAAGGTTCACAACTTGTCCGCGCTCTAATTGACGAAGCTGCAACAGGATGGACAGAAAAGCAAGTATTGTTCTTGCTATCTCGTCTTCGTAGTGCTCAGTCAAAAATCAAGACGCAGTTGATTATGACTGCCAACCCAAATATTAATTCATTTTTGAAGGAATGGGTTGATTTCTGTCTTGACGAAGATGGTGTTCCACAGCCAGGAACAGAACATAAAATTCGCTGGTTTGTTGTTATTGACAACAAAGCCCGTTGGGCGGATTCGCCAGAAGACTGCTTCGAATTGTACGGCAAGCCTCGTGGTCAAATTTACGGACGAGGTATTACAGAAGAACAATTAGAGGCAATGTCACAAGACGAAAAGAACCGTCTCTGCATTCCTAAGTCATTTAGATTCATTCCTACCGGGGTCTACGATAATCCTTACTTGCTTCCTCCCCGGAACATGGATTATCTCGCTAACTTGCTAGCCCAACCTCGTGTAGAACAACTTATTTATTTAAAAGGCTCGTGGACAGCGGTTGCCGATAATGACGGCTATTTCAAGCGCTCTTGGTGCCCTATTGTATCTCATGTTCCAGACAAGGTCGTGGCTCGTGTACGTTCTTGGGACTTTGCAGCAAGTGAAAAGTCAACTGCAAATCCTAATCCTGACTGGACGGCTGGTGTGAAGATGAGCCGAGACGCAATGGGCATCTATTACGTTGAGGACGTTGTTCGTTTTAGAGCCCGTACAGATAAAGTTTTAAAGACCGTCGTTGAGACAGCTCACAGTGATGGGCTTGAAGAGTGTCAAGTGACAATTCCGAAAGACCCGGCGGCCTCTGGCGCAATTGCTAATGCTTTCTACATCCGTACTTTAGCAGAAAACGGAGTTGGTGCAAAGTCAATGATGGTGTCTGGTCACGCCGGCAAAATTACTCGTTTTAAACCTTTCGCAGCTTTAGCTGAATCAGGTGCTGTGCGAATTGTTAAAGGTGAGTGGAACGAAGACTTTCTCGCAGAGCTTGAAAACTTTGATGGGACTCGTAATAAGAAGGACGATCAAGTCGACGCAACATCCGATGCATTCGCTGCATTGTCAAAGCAAATTATGCTTCCAACAATTGTTGTGCCTAATTTAGAGCGTCCAAGTATGATCCCAACACTCTAATTCTTGACAATTTCTTATAGTTGTGATATAATCGCAAACTAATTAGGAGAATAACTATATGCCTGAAGCGACAACGCCAGAAGGCGTAAGCTCCAAGGCCCTAGAGTCTGACCCAGGCGTCACGATTCCTCGTCTTCAATTAGGCGAACAGGGCGTGCTAGGTTTAAAGACTAGCAATGGACGAATTCTAGAGGAAGCTCAAGCAGCTTTCCGATATCCGGCCTTCATTCAAACAGTCAACGAAATGCGCAATAACCCTACAGTTGGGGCTGCGATGAATGTTTGGCGAATGATGATTAGCCGCGTTAAATGGGATGTAGAGCCCCCAACTGAGGGATCAGATGTAGATCAAGATCGCGCCAAGCTCATCAAAACAATGATGAATGATATGGAGCATTCTTGGGAGTCATTCATTGAAGGCGTTGTTCCATATCTTGAATATGGCTTTGCTGTAAATGAAGTTGTGCTCCGTAGGCGTCTGACTCGTAACGGCTCAAAATACAATGACGGTCTAGTTGGAATTAGGCGTCTTCCTACCAGAGCACAAGAGACAATCCACCGTTGGAACTTCTCCGATGACGGCTCTACTCTCTTAAGCATTGAGCAGAATCCTCGATATCTTGATAAAGCTTATCTTCTCGTTGATAGGTTAAATAATCACGGGATGTTGACGATTGACAGAAATAAGATTCTTCTGTTCACAGCTAGTGCGACTAAGGGTAATCCCGAAGGTAACTCAATTTATAAGCCAATCTATCTTGCATTTAAACAACTTGTTCAAATGCAAAATCAAGAAATCCTCGGCATCGTTAAGGATGTTCAAGGGATTTTAAGGATTGGTATTCCTGCTGCCTATCTAGCCCCTGACGCATCGGACGATAAGAAAGCAGTAGCACAAGGCTTCCAATCGATCATTGACAATTATAACGCAGGAACCGCCCGAGGGCTTTTAGTTCCTGAAATGTACGATGACCAAGGTAAGCCATTATTTACATATAACTTGCTTGAGTCTAAGGGCCAAGCTAAGTATGACACTGAAGCGGTCATTAAACGTCTTCAAACAGATATTTTATCAGCCCTATCCGTAGACATTCTAAAGCTTGGTGCCGAAGGCTCAGGTAGTTTCTCTCTTGCAGAGAGTAAGTCAAGTGTTCTAGCTATGGCTATTGATTATCGTTTGCGAGAAATTCAATCTGTTTTGAACAATGAATTGATGCCAAAGCTTTATGCTTTCAATGGTTGGGAACAAACCAATATGGCGCAGTTCCGCTATCAAGACGTAGAGGACGTTGACCTAGACCTACTTTCCAAGTTCATTCAGCGCGTTGCTTCCACTTCAATGATTGAGGTAGACCGCCCTGTTATGAACCGTATTCGTAAGGCATTTGGAGTTCCCGAACTGCCTGCCGACGAGCCTGTAAATCGTGATATTTTGTCTGCTACTTTAACAGGTCAAGAAACGAATGCTAGCGAAGGGATGGAAGTAGGAACGACTGGAGACGGAACGTCTAAAACAGTGTCAGGAAAAGACAAATCGACGGCCAATAAGGAAAACGCATAATGGCTCATAACCTTTACCGGCTTAGTCAGCGAGTCTTCAATGTCCCGCATTTGATTGAGCCTCGTTCATTTCAAATTATCGCAGATTATTTCCGTCATCGCAATCAACCATCATTTTCTATCTTTGATCCTGACAATGACGGAGACGACGATTCAGATAATGACAATGACCTAGATGACTTTATTTTCAACAAGTCTCCTGTACAAGTCTTGAATGTGGATGGAAGTTTGACATACAAGCCTGTAGAGGCAATGTGTGGAGAAGTCGGGACATCATATCAAGAACTTGTTGAGCAAGTTCAGACGATGGCCGATAACGGTGCTAAATACATTGTAATGAACGTTTCAAGCGGCGGCGGTGAAGCTAGCCATATGTTTGAGACAGCCGATGCGATTCGTACAATTTGCGACAACAACGATATCAAGCTAATTGGTTACGCCGATGAAATGGCTTGTTCTGCTGCCTACGGTCTAATTTGTGTTTGCGATGTCGTAATTGCTAACCCAAGCGCAGAGCTAGGCTCAATTGGTGTTCTCATCGCTTTATGGGATAGCTCCAAAGCTCTTGAAATGGAAGGCTACAAACGAATCTTCGTTACCTCGGGAGAGGACAAGGTTCCATTTGCCGCCGACGGCTCGTTTAAGCAGTCATTTTTAGACGACCTTCAAACTGAAGTGGACGAGCTAATGACGCAGTTTGCAGCCCATGTAAGCAAGTACACAGGATTGTCAATTGATGCAATCTATGGCTTCCAGGCCAAAGTATTTAATGCAAAAAACGCCGTTGAAAACGGTCTTGCAAATGCGATTATGACCACGCAAGAGTTTTCAACGTGGCTCGCTCAAATCACTAAGGAAAACAACTAATGAAGGATACATTCCTAAATCGTCTGCTAGGGCGTGCGGGCGTTGAAGTCGCGGAAGTTGAGGCAACAGCGAATGAGGCTGTTACAAAGCTACAAGCAGACTTTGATGCTTTCAAGGCTGAAGCAGAAACGAATCTAGCCAAGAGCGAAGCTGCTCTAACTCAAGCAATCGCAACCATCAAGGAAGCAGACGCTAAGGTAGCAGAGCTTACAGCAAAGCTAGAAGCAATGCAAGCGGAAAAGGTAGCTGCGGCAAAAGAAGCCGAAGAAAAGCGCCTAGCTGCTCGTCTTGAAAAGATCAAAGCCGCTGTCGGCAGTGAAAAGGCGGAAAGCCTGATGGCTGCAACCAGCGACCTTACTGACGACAAGTTTGAAGCTGTTGTTGGTGCCATGACAGGCGCAATTGACGCCGAGTCAAATAGTTCTATGTTCACAGAGCAAGGCGCGACAGGTAATGCTGCCCCTCCGCAAGTGACAGATGCTGCTGCCGGAACACTGGCCGCACTAAAGATTGTACAGGGCGAAGACCCAGCCCTATAAGGAAAATAAATGCCTGTTATCGCTACATCATATCCTCACTTTTC